AATCAAGTGAGCGTGATTCTTCAACAAGGGCATCAACCTTTGCTGATTCATCATTAGTTAGATCTGTACGATTCTCTGTAGCAACTGCCTCAAGAATTGCGTCCATTTCTGCCTTAACTGCATCACGACGATCCATCAACTTGTCTAAATAAGACATTTGTGGTTCTCCTTTTATGAGTTATTTGTTTTTTGAGGTGGTGGCTACATGCTTGCGGCGCTTATAAGGGTGCAAGTGTTTGCTCCGACTTCATCCTATAATTAAATAGGAATTTTATAGTGTATTTCTCTTTGCTTTTGCAAGTCTTAGAGAATATGTTCTTCCTGTTGGAAGTAGATATGTTGAAGGAATTTCTCCAAGTACTACAGAACCTTCTCCAGGAATATCTGCAATTACTGTAGTAATTCCATCTTGTTCCATTACTGGAGAATTTACTGGAACTACATCTACAGGTTCTAATTCAACTTCAGCCTCTTCAGTTTCTAATACTGGTTCTAATGTTTTTAGGCCAAGCATTACTTCAAGCATTCCCTTGCCTTCTTCCATTGAATCACAAGACTCAGAAATCTTTTCTAAAATAGCCTGTAAAGCAACTGATGTTTCAGGGCTTAGTTCACGACCTTCTTTAAGGGCCTGTACAGCCTTTCTAAGGGCTTCCCTGGCCTCTACTGAGGTTGCTGGATAGGCAGGATATGTCACAATAGATACATCACCATCAGCCAAAGATACCTCTGATAGGGTTCTTTCTGTGCGGTCCTTGTTCCATTTTTGACGAATTACTCTAAATGCAAATGACATTTGATCAACATCACCACGAGCAACAAGAGTATGTAAGTCTCTTGCTTCTTGAGTATCAGCCAAAACTGCATCAAATCTTAGTCCAGTCATATCTTCAGTCAATGTCATTGTACCATTTTTAGTTCTTGCTAATGGCAATCCTTCATGATTAATTAGCAAACGAACATCTGGTGTTTCGCTAAGTGTCTTTGTAAAGGCACCTGGTGCAATTCTCTCAATGAATGGCAGTGGAAGGCTTGGCTCATTGAACACTGCAGCATAGCCTGACATACGCATGGTTCCATCCTCTGCCTGTCTTGCTTCTATATTCTGGACAGTAAAGGTCCTTCTCTCTGTCTTTTTCATTTTACTCCTTGCATTATTTTGTTCATTATCTAAAGCATCAATTTTAGATTGTGCCCAGTTTTGTGCTCTATCAGAGAAATTAGAATCTCCGCCCCATAGTAACCAAGCAACCAATCCTGCTCCTGGATAACCTGGATCTGAAGGATTGCTATTCTTTGGTGCTTGACCATCTACTTTATGTCTTGCGAACCATGGAGCCATTTTGCGTACCTTATTTTCAGATATGCGACCTGCTGCCATCTCTCTCGCTTCACGCTTTGTTGCATCTGTAAGTCCATCTCCGCCATAACCTTCTGCAAGATAGTCTAAACCTTTTTGTGCATTATTTCTGATATATGATGGAACATTTTCAATTGCTCTTACTTCTCCACCTGGTTCCATGTCTTCTGATATAGATACTGCAACCATTTGATCTATAGCATCTTGCTTATTATCATGGCATCCAATAGTAGTATATGAACCATCATTTTCTTGCTTTACCGCCGCCCATCCAGAGCAGTCAGATTGCTTATCAGAAATAAAGTAAGGCATTATTTAACCTCATCTCCATAGACTGCTTGTGGGTCTGTAGGATCAATTAGGGCTACTTGCTGCAACTGAGCAGAAGGCAATCCTGTGTGGCCAAGATCAAATTCCATCATCTTTGCAACATCTTCTGGATTATAACCAACTTGAACCAGAGCAGCAACGATTTCAGCCTTTAATTTATCTCCAACAAGTGGTGCTTGAGACGCATCAATATTCTGTAATGGTAGTCTGTATTGATCTCCAGCCTCTCCAAGTGGTGATAAATCTTCAAATGAACGAACATCATTTAGAGATAGGAATCCTTCTCTTAGGCCCTTTGTGTATGCATCAAAGCGTTCTAATGTAGTACCACGCAATAATGCATCTAAATTAAACTTAATAAATCCATCTGACTCTGGAAGAAGTGGGCTTAGAGCCTGTTCAATTCTTTCCAATAATGGACGAAGTGAATGCTGTACGAATGATAGGTTCTGTGCTTCAACAGATGCGTAAGACATAGCACCTGATGCTGGATGACCTAATAGACTTAGTGGGACTCTGAAAATTCTTGCAATGTCTTCAACATTGAACTTTCTTGCTTCAATTAATTGAGCATCTTGAGCATTTAGTGATAGTGGCTTAAATGCAGCACCACCAGAAAGAATTCCAATTGATCCTGATTGATATGGACCACCATGATTTTCTTTCCAGCCTGTAGCAATATCTGTTGCTTGTTCTTGTGTTAATTCGCCTGGTACTTCAATAACTCCACCAGGATTTGAAGCATTTCCAAAATATGAAGATGCATATGTATCAGAAGCCATAGCAATACCTACAGACATTCTGCAAGCACCAATAGGGCTAAGACCATAATGAGATCCTGGGAACTTCATCATAGGAATATGAACAATATCTTGATTTGTTAAAACACGACTAAAGTTATTAAATTCATCTCTAATCTTATAGACTAAAGGTTCTCCTGGAAATGGTCTTTCTATCTTAACATCATTAGGATTAAGGACATATAATTCCTGTACCTCGCCATATTGATCTCTAACAGTTAGTACATAAGCATTTCCATGTAGGTGTAGAGATGTGATTATTTGTTCAATAAATTCTAATCTTGTTGCTTCTGGATTTGGCTTATTTACCCATTCTGGAGTACTGCCATAAACAGCAGAATATGAAATACGATTTCTTCCTCTGCGTACATAAGCACCCATTGGTAATGAAGAAACAGTATCTCCAAGTAATCTTACACATGAATAAACTGTAGAAACACGAATAGCAGATTCTGAGTCTACATAAACACCAGCATTTGCAACGCCATAAAGTGGGCGTGGTGGAATAAGTGGTTCAATGTATTGGTTATTACCAACTCTCTGTTCACCAGATGCTTTTAATCTCTTAGATAGACTCATTTAACCTATTCTCCTTACCATGTGGCTATTCCTACCTTTTTCCATGTGTTAGTAGCGACACATATGTAAATATAATCGCTATCCCAAGCAATTTCTCCTTGAGTTCCAGTGCTTGCAGCAGTGGCAGGAGTTTTAGATTTAATTATTAAATCACCATTAATTTGTAGATTTCCAGCAGTACCGCCAGAAGAATCAAAATTACCAAGAATTAATGGAGTTGCTGTATTTGTATTTGAAATATATAGTTTATTAGAACCAGTTTCATTAGTACCAGCCAAATATCCAAGAAATACATTGCCAGAACCAGTAATATTGTTTCTACCAGCAGCATATCCAACAGCAGTATTATTTGTACCAGTTGTAACTGTTGCTACTGGAATACTAAATCCTGAACCGCTTCCTCCAAGGGAAGAGTTATTGGCACTAAATGTCATTGATGTATTGATAATATTTCCACCAGAAACTAAAGTTACTGCTGTAACAGTTCCACCTGAAACAGTAATATTAACTACTGGGGCAGCAAATGTACCTTGAGGTGTTGGACTTGAAGTTAATACAAGAGTAACATTATTATATGTTCCATCCACATAACCAGATCCACCAGTAATTGCTCCAAATGTTGCTGCAATAGATGTATTTAATCTAAGTGCATCTCTACCAATAGCGGTCTGGAAACTTCCTGAAACATTTGAAAATAAGTTAGATGTTCCAACAGCAACATTTTGTTGACCAGTTCTATTATTAAGCAATGGGTTTCCACCAACAGCAACATTTAATGAACCAGTAGTATTTTGTCCCATTATAAGTGGGCCAAGAGCAATATTTCCATTACCTGAAGGTGCTGTTATTCCATCACCTGTCAATGAAGAATTACCAATAGCAATATTATTGGCAGCAGAAACATATCTACATGCTTGGTATCCTATAGCAATAAGACCTGAAGCATTTGCACCAATCTGTTGTGCTGCCATGAATCCAATACCCACATTTGAATCAAAGTTACTTGCAGCATTTTGCATTGCATAAGAACCAACTGCTATATTTGCTGATCTTGTAGTATTTAAACTAAGTGCATTATATCCAATAGCAACATTTTCAGTACCTGTAGTATTACTTGTTAAAGCAAATGAACCAATAGCAGTATTATATGAACCATTACTACTTTGTAATGTTGATACACCAAGAGCAATATTATTACTTCCTGTTGTATTTGTGCCCATTGAACCAGAACCCATAGCAACATTATTTATTCCAGAAGTATTATTAATTAAAACAGACTGACCAATTGCAGTATTGTCGCTACCAGTATTATTTTGTAGTGCTAATGCTCCAATTGCAGTATTACTATTTGCTGTTGTATTGTTTGAAAGAGTCTGAGAACCAAATGCTGTATTACGATTACCTGTTGTATTTACAACAAGAGCGTTTGAACCAACTGCTGTATTATTTGTTCCAGTTGTGTTTGCTCTAAGTGCTCTAAATCCAACTGCTACTTGATCATTAACAGTCATTGAATTTAAAAGAGCATCACTTCCAATTGCAGTATTTCTGGCTCCTGTTGTATTAGCCTGAAGTGCACTATGTCCAATTGCTAAGTTGTCAGAACCAGTTGTGTTATTTAAAAGAGCAGAGTGTCCTATAGCAAGTAGTGCATTCTGAGTATTATAGTTAAGTGCTCCATTACCAATTGCTATGCTGCCAGATCCTGTTGTATTAGAGAGTAAAGCATTTTGACCTAAGCCAAAATTATTACTTCCAGTTGTATTTTGACTTAGTGCTCCACCACCAAGAGCAACATTTTGAGTACCACTTGTATTATTTTCTAATGTACCAACGCCAATAGCAGTGTTATAACTTCCATTATTATCTGCTAATGCACCAGTACCAATAGCAAGATTATTTACTCCAGTAGTATTAATTAGAAGTGCATCGCTACCAATAGCAACATTGTTTGTACCTGTAGAATTGTCTCTTAATGCATTAGCACCTATAGCAGTATTGTAATTTGAACTTTGATTATTTCTAAGTGCTTGATAACCAATTGCTGTATTTGATGTTCCAGTTGTATTATTTTGTAATGCTTCGTATCCAATTGCAACAATTTGACCAGTAGTATTTTGTTGACCTGCATTAGTTCCAATTGCAGTATTATTATTTCCAGTAGTCTTTGATAATGCACTTGCTCCAATACCAACATTGCCACTTATAGCAGTACCAGCAGTTGAATGTCCAAGTGCTCCATCACCAATACCAACATTGTTGCCACCAGTCTGATTCATCATGATTGTAAAGTTACCAATAGAAACATTGCTTTGGCCAGAAGTTAAATATCTTTGGCTATCAGCACCAAAAGCCATATTATTACGACCACTTACAATATTTTGTAATGCACGAGAGCCAATAGCAGTGTTTTGATCAGATGTACCAGGTCCTGAACCAACTAAATTAGTAAGGTTATCATTACCAACGCTAAGGTTTCCATAAAGTGTTTCATCTGGACCCTTCCAAATTCTAATATCGTTGATATCAGCATAAACATCTGTACCCTGAACAATTAAGTTTCCACCATTTACTGTAAGACCATTTTGTATTGTAGGATTATCATCAACTACAATTATGTCTCCAGTTCCAGTCTGATTTGAAGGATTAATACTTGATGTACCTGATGATGCAAGAATAGGACCAGCAGTAATATTTGAAGCGCCTGCAGGTCCTGATGGACCAGTAGCACCTGTAGCGCCTGTGGCTCCAGAAGGTCCACTTGCACCTTGATAGGTAATCATACTTATAGTTGTAATTGCAGATGGAATTGCAGGACTATTTGTTCCTGCTGGAATTGCTTGTAATGAAATTGCTGTATCTGTTGTTTCCCAGATTATTTCATAATAATCTCCAGCAGTAGCAGTATCAATGAGCATAACTGTTCCAACTAATGCTCCATCTACGCCACCATGCTTATTAGGTACGCTGAATTTGCTATCAGAATCTGAAATATTGGTTCCATTTTTTCTGAACCAAACATTTACATCATGAATTGATACAGAAGTATTAATAAATTGAAGTGAGAATCCAATATTATAGGTTCCACTTGTAACAATTTGTATTTGAGAACCACTGACATTAATATTATTATTTACTGAATTTGTATATGTAACTGCGTAAGCAGTACCTGCTGCTGCCGCAAATTGATCAGCAGATGACCATGCATTTGCATAAGGAGCATTAACTCCACCTAATCCTGGAGTACCGCTTGCTCCTGTAGCACCTGTGGCTCCTGTAGCACCTGTGGCTCCTGTTGCACCTGAAGGTCCAGTAGCACCTGAAGGTCCAGTTAATCCTTGAGGACCAGTTGCTCCTGTAGGACCAGTATCACCTGTTACACCAGTAGCACCAGTTGCACCAACAGCGCCTGAAGGTCCAGTAGCACCAGCAGGACCAGTAGAACCTGTTGCACCAGTTGCACCAACTGCACCAACTGCACCACTTGGGCCAGTAGCACCTGTTACACCAGCAGGACCAGTTGCGCCAGTTGCACCAACTGCACCACTTGGGCCAGTAGAACCTGTTGCGCCTGTTACACCTGCAGCACCAGAAGGTCCAGTAGCACCAGTTGCGCCAACAGCGCCAGTTGCGCCAGTTGCGCCAACAGCGCCAGAAGGACCAGTAGAACCAGCAGGACCTGTAGGGCCAGTTGCTCCTGTAGGGCCAACAGAGCCAGGAACGCCAGGTGCGCTAACAATTACAGTATTATTTGCTTCATCAACTGTAACGACATTGCTGATTTCTGTTATACTAACATTAGGCATTCTTAGTTACCTCAGATCTTACTGTTGCTGAACCCATCATTAATCTTGTTACTACTCCACCACTTGCTATTTCTAAATCATAAACATAAATTCCGCCTTCAATTGCAGACATTTGTGCAGTTGTGGCGGTAAGGTCAAGAGTTCCAGTTAAAGGTGTAATAACAATTCCTGATGAAGGACTTTCAAGGGTCAATACAGCAGTGGCAGAATCAAACTTCTTACGCAACTGCATCTTGGCAGTAAAGCCAGTTAGGTTAATTGGATCTCCATTTGGATCCTCATAAACAACAGTAAGGGTCCACTGAGCACCCTGATCCATTGTTATATTATATGTACCTGCTGTAGCCATTTTACTCCTTCTCCACTAACCAGACGAGAAATACGCCAAGGCCAATGAATGCTGCTGCTTTATCAACTAAATAAATTCCATATGTAGCAAGACCTACGCCAGTAATCTCTGTGAGTACTGACCAATCTATCTTAGGCTTTTTCATATTGCTCCTTATATTTTATAGAATCTTGCTACAACAGGCTTTGGCTTTGGTGCCATTGCTCTGTCATAACTGAATATTGCTGCTACAGCAGCGTCAATTTTACGCTTTGCATTTGCTTTAGCAATCATAAGTCCTCTTGAAGAAGTCTTTGTAACAGCATTGCTTACATGTTTATTAAGTCTTGGGTCCCCATCATGTGTGAATGATCCATTAACTACCGCTTCATAAAAGCGTTGAGTTGCTGGCACCATACGCTCTGCTGAGTTTGGATAAGAAATAACTGGAAGTCCTTGTTCTTCAAGAACCATAAAAGTTCTTTGCCATCTGGCAGGATCAAATACGACCTCTGCTACTTGAACTCCTTTATTTCTACACCATTCAATAATAGTTGCTTCCACTTCTGCAACATTTACATGCCAATCAGGTGGAGCATCTACTTCTGGTAATTCCCACATTCCAATTACCTTGAGATGTGGCTTTTCGTTTCCTAAGAACCATCCTACTATAGCAGTTGAGTCATTAGAAAACGCACCATCAAAGCCTATTATACATGATTCGCCAGGAATAATGTCTCTATTTTTAAGTTCTAAAGCGTCCCACATATCTGACTTTATCCATGCTTCTCCGACAGAAGTCCATAGATTTAAACGCTTTGTTTTAAATTCATTTTCAGGTGTTAATAAGGCTGCTGAATTCATATCCTCTATAGATAATATATCTCCAATAGAAGGATTTGCCATTTTCCAGTTCTCTTCATCCTTATAATGAAGTTTTTCATCACCTTGCCACCAGGCAAAAAAGAAAGAAGGATCTTCAACTTCGCCTTTTGCTATCTGAATTCCACGATTATACATAGAATAACAGACAGAATCTTTTCCATTTGAGTCATATTTAGTACCTGCTGTAGTAATTGCTACCAACATAGGCTCTTCACGAGCACCCATAGATAGAGATAAAACATCATATAACTCTCTATTTGGCTGTGCATGTAACTCATCAATTACGATAAATGTAGAGTTTAAACCTTCTTTTGTATATGCATCTGATGATAATGCTCTATATACAGAACCAGTCAAAGGGTTATAAATTGTATTTTGATAAACTTCTAATATGTCTTTTAACTCTGGTTCTAATTCAATCATCTTCTTTACTGTTTTAAAGATGATTCTGGCTTGTTCTTTATCTGCCGCCGCAGAATAGATCTGACCACCATTTACACCCAAAACTATTTGCTCCAGTACGAGTGAAGCAATTAGTGCTGATTTGCCATTCTTGCGTGGTACTCCAATTAGAGCACGACGATGTTTTAGAAGGCCATCTTCTCTTTCAGCATATAGATGAAGAAGTAAATCTTTTTGCCAGGGGCGTAGTATAAACTTATCACCAGTCTTACCAGCGATAGAATCTTCAGTCAAACGACAAAGAGTTTCTATAAAGTCTATGACCTCATAACCACGAGTGTTACCTAACTCAGTTTCTGATACAGGCGATAAATATGTTGGTGGCCACATCTTACGCCCAATTAACTGCTAAGGACAACCTACTCTTTTCAAAATCTATATCTACTATTTCTACTTGGACCTCTTGGCCAACAGTAAACATCTCAGGAGTAAAGTTCTCTACCTTAGACTTGTGGATTAGTCCAGACAATAAACCTATGTTAACAAATGCACCATAATCAGCAACACCAGAAATTGTTCCTGTATGTATTTGACCTATAGCCAATTTAGCAAATTCAATATTCTTATCTTCTTTAATTGCTTGTTCCAAAAGTGCACGACGAGATAGAACAATATTCTTTTTCTCTCTGTCAAATTGTGTAATGATGGCATCAATCTCTTGACCAATATATGGAGTCATATTTTCAACTCTGCCCATTTCAATTAATGAACCAGGCAAAAATGCTCTTGTGCCAATATCTACAATTAAGCCACCTTTAACTTCTTTGGTGACTATGCCTCTAATTGGTTGTGATATTTCATAATAATTCTGTAGATCATTCCAGAAAGCCTGCATTTGTCCTTCTTTCAACGATAGGATAAATTGGCCTTCTTCGTTCTCACCACTCAAAATGACTGCTTCTACGACTTCGCCAATAGAGACTAACTCGTGCAACTGTGCATCCTTTGAGCCAAATATTTCCGACTTCGGAATAAAAGCCTCAGTCTTATATGCAATATCCACGAGCACACCATCTCTGCCTATTTGAACAATAGTGCCTGTTACAGTGTCGCCCTTTTTGTAAGTTTTTAAGGAATCCTCAATTGCTTGTAGAAATTCCTGTGTCGTCATTTGTTGGTTCATTAGTTGTATGTTCCCCATTTTCTATAATTACCACTTCAGGCTCCATAGCCTTCTTGCGGTTTTCTCTTCTTTCCAAAAGTTTATCTATGGAAGTTGCTGCTCTTACCTCTGCCACACCAAGACGAGATCTTGATATTGGATCAAAGCCAAGAGAAGTTAGTGCATCAGTGTAAGCCTTGTTAATTGCAACATATGCTTTAGCATCAGCAGGTTCTGTTGTAGCCATATATCTAACTCTTGCTGCTTCTGTGGCATCAGCCAGACGAGATGCATTTTCAATTGTATCAATATCGCTAACTGGACTAAGCCAAGTAACAGCAATGCCCCATGCTCTATCCCAAAGTTTCTTTCCTGCTTCCCCCAGATTTTCAGGAGCAGGTGGAATTTCTTTTGCCATGGGTAAATGCGTAATGTTATTTAAATCTGGCAATGGTCTATTTCCAGGATTACCCAATAAACGCTTAAGTTCAATTGGCTTTGGCGGTCTACCCGCAGTTGGTTGGCTCATAATTATTTTTTTGTTTTCCTTAATGTCCGATTTGCACTATTTGTACATTTTATCATAAATCTTATAATATTGCGAGAATATGC